CCAAAACCAAAACCCTCAAGCTGTATCACTCTGGTCTACTTTGACAGTTGGGGCATACGTGTTTAAATTCATACCCCTTCTTGTCGATTAACACCTTCCAACCGTTCTCTTTGATGTAATCGAGTGCTTGATCCCAAGGTTGAAAAGGTTGAGTTACGCTAGTTTTACAGGTGTCACAACTTAAAATATAAAAATCCATCACTTTATCAATCACTTTAGCAGCCTCCCTACTACGCTTGTAAATTCTTCTAACGTTCTGATTTCAAAGTGTAGCCCACCGTTAGCTTCGATTCGCTTTTTATGTAGCAGTTGAGCAGGTTCGAGTTGATTATCGCCTACTTTCAGCTCAAAAGCCACGTACCTACCTTTAATGCAAGCGGTGATGTCGGGGGTCCCTCTCGACCCCCAACTATCACCGTGATTATTAGTGTAATATATGCCTAGCTCTTTGAGGTGGGCTATACACTTTTTCTGAAGTGTGTTTTCCCGCATAACTCATCCTAGCAACTCGTCTAAATCAATGTTGTCATCGCTGGCTTGTCCTTTTTCAGCGAATCCTTTAGACGGTTTCCAGTTGTTAAGTCGAATAAATGTGACAGTTTTATTAGGATCGTTCTTGTTAGGTTGTATATCATGGGTCACATCGGCTTGGAAGAAACAGCCCACTAGATCTACAGGGTCAACTTCTTCGATAGTAAAGTCATTAAGGGCGTTTTTGGTGAAGTAGCTAAAGGCGTTAAGTGCTCCTTCGTTCGGCTCGCCGTCTTGGGTTATAAGGAAGAATCTTTCGTTATTCTTTTTGCCGTCTGCTGTCACCATCTCAATGTCTACTGTACCAAAGTCCTCGTCATACTCTACGTTTGTAATCTTAAAAATGTGCGTGCCCTCTGGTATTGGAGTGAATCCACCTTTGCTTAATTTAATCTTTGCCATCTTAATTTCTCTCCTTTTTCTCATTGATTGCTTTTATGATGAGGTTCGTTAAAAACCCCACTATCATCAAAAATACTAAACCTAACATCACGAGCATACCTGCTAGAAACCAAAGAATGTTCATTTACTTCTCCTCCAGTGCTATCAGTTTTAATAGTAAAGCTAATGACTGATCTTCACGAAACCCGACTCTAACCAACTCACTGTAAACTACCCACAGTTCTTTCGCTAGTCTCCTAGCCGCCGTTCTTGATTCGTTGTGATGTGTTTCTGTTTTCATCAATCTCCAACCTCCTATCATATTCCTTATCTATCTAAATTATACATGCCTGCCTGCTGTCTGTCAACCATTATTTCTTTCTTGTTTGTGTAAATCTGAACGACTCTGTGAGTACGGCATACTTATCATATATCCCATCGGCTTTTAGAGCGTCCTCGTCGATTGTTAATTTTTTGCTACGAGAGAGGGTGAACACATAATCGTTGCCCTCTATTTCCACCTTGTTGTCACCGTCCCTAAATTGTTTGGAACAGTACGCCTTGATGGATTCAGTCAATTCCTTCAATCGTTTCTCGTCATCTTTGATGGACGCTTTCACAATATCAATAGCGGTCTTTAGTTGCTCTGCTTCTTCGATGATGGTGGCGAGATCATCTTTCGATTCTACTACGTTCTTTCGTAGTGCCGCTAGAACCTCTTTGTCGGCTGTTTCATCGAAAGCGGGTGAGATTCCAGTCACGACGTGGCTGTTCCACCACTCTGTGGCGGCTTGGATGAACTTATTAAATTGTGGATACCGTTCAGATACTAAAAACTCGTCTATAATGGTGTTTTCGATAGATGGTTCAAACGCTTCTGGGTTCACGTAGTCTTTTTCCTCTAGGAAACTAGCTACCATGACTACGTGATCTACCCCTAAGAGATAAGCGTATAAGCAGGCTTGTAGGGCGTAGTGGTGAGGGGCTTTGCCATCTGCCCAATCTTCCACTCTACCTGTGGTTTTAATTTCGATTACGGATTCCACCTTACCTTTGTCGTTGTAAGCTAATGCGTCCCACATGCCGCCGAATATTTCTACGTCTGGAAAGAAGTCGCCCCAAGTTTTTTGGAAGTAGTCCTCACCGTAAACATCGGTTGGTGATTTTAGACTTCCTCCGAAGTAGATCTTGTTGAGATACTCAATGACTTTTGGCTCAATAGTTTTTCCAGCTATCGTGTACTTGTTTTCCTCGAACGGTTTCTCGTATGTTCGAGTGATAGCGCACCAAACCTCGAAAGGGGTTGTCCACTTATCCAATCCTAGTACGGCGGCGAACCTTGTCCCAGTCAACTTTTTGCAACGTTTGGGTGGAGCAATCTCCACCCTGTTGCCATCAATCCATTCCATTTACTTAGAGTCCTCCTTTCGTTGCGTTGTGTATTTTTCGTAATCTTCATATAAACAGCAATTAAAACAATTATTTTCAATCAACCCCTGTGGTGTATTTGCTCCGATGCAGAGAGGGTAGGGGTTATCATTTCTTGAGTAACATTCGGGGCGTTGATATTTAGCCATTCGCTGTTTTACCCCCATTCGCAGCGTCAATCATTTCGCCAATCTTGATTAGCAGAGCCTCGCAAGCCTTTTTGGTGAGCTTGTCTGGTGAAAAGTTATCCGTTCTTATGGCGAGAGTAGTGATAAATTCTTCTTGCTGTGGGTCGATTTCACGTAATATGGATAACTGTTTCTTCAAGGCGTTAATCTGCATTTTAGTCGCCTTACTGTCACCTTTTGTGAGTTCCTCTTTAATCTCCTCACGCTTCTCTGAACTAGCTGGGCGTTTTGGCACTTCGACTTCTTCGTCGTTCTCGGGGTCGTTTCCTTCCGCTACGTTGAAATTAGAAGCCAAGAAGAATTTGTGACCGCCTGTGACTGCTTTATACAGAGCCTTATCGCCGTTATCTGCTCCTGTACCATTGAATAGGAACTCCTCAAATTCCCCTGTGTCTGGATCAATCAATTGTCCACGGAACTTCGCTTCGATTAGATGCATTTTGTCGCCGATTAAGCCGTGATTAACGGTTTCAAGAGTTTCCATCTTCCAGAGTAAACCCACTTCTTGCAGGGCTTTCTCAAAATTCCTCTTATATTGTGCCTCGGTGATATACTTGTACCTTTGGAAATTGTTTAGACCATCCTTCTCCCATTCAAACCCAGCCATAATTTCCCTCAACTTTGCCCACTTCTTCAAAAATGCCTTTCTGTCTTTTGTAATCTCAGCCATTATAATCCCTCCTCGTTAATTCTGGCTGTACGCGTCGGTTCCATGCTTCGTCTGCCTTTTTCATGCTTCGGTACCAATGTGCAAAAGTAGCTTTACAATGGCGACACTCGCGGCGGTAATGTTTTCTGTTTGCTATGCCGTTGATATATCGCTCTCTCATAAGCGCTTCTCCCCCGCAAAACGGACAAGACTTTAATTCATTCACGACTCTACCTCCATCTTTGCGCCGCAGTTGGGGCAGTATTTGAACACTCCGTTCTCTATCCATCTACCATTTTTATACCCAGAATAGAATAAATCTTCACTAAGCTGAAAATTACACACAGTACACCAATAACTCATATTTGAATCATCGTCGTTGCCGTATAGCTTCCACTTCCCACGCACCACAGGCACAGCGTCAATTTCGG